AGGATATAGTTGCTTTGTATGTTTGAGGTGCTACAGATGAATTACCCATCATCATTTCGTATAATCCTAATTGATGGTCTAAGTCATTCTTAGCTGATATTTCATTTTGATATAGCTCATTAGGTAATGGAGTTGGCTGTACTGTTACAGGTGGTCCATCTGTTGGGTCATAAGGAATAGCAACTCCTGGTTGAGCCCATTTTTGTTCAAACTCATTCATGTCAACACTACCTTCAGGCACTAAAATCTTTGTATTAGTACTAGTAGTAGCATGAGCTATAATTAATGAACGTGTTTTATTTATATAATCTTGTATCCCCTTTACCATTCTTACGTCTGATAATGGATAAGGTGTCCTTGTATGTATATTCATAACTGGAACTATTGGAAATCTATCGGTAGGAAGAACTCTACTATATAATTTCTTATCCCCCATAATAACGCACATAGCTATTCGAGTTACAGTAACATCAACTACTTCTATATGTTTATCTGCTATTAAATCATTAAATGTAATTTCTTTGATTTGAGGCAATTGTTCTTGCTTTGGAGGTGGAATAGTCTCTGGGTCGTAACCATTATTAATCATCTGTTGTACTTTTTGCTGATGTTTTTGGATTAATTGTTGCTTTAACTGTTCTACCATCTGCTCAGCAGCTCTTTTATCTGTAAAGAATCTACCGTTCAACTCCCAAGCTGGTCTTTTTATATAGTTAGTGCTATACTCATCAGCATCCATAAGCTCTTCTTTTCCAGTAAAATGCTCATAAGTTCTCTTTTTATCTTGCCTTAACTTATAATATCTTTCATATCCTCTTACATACTCAGTATCAGCTGTCATTCCTACATCTTCTGGAAAGTGAACTGCTCCATCATTACCAGCTTGAGTCTCTGGATACTTATCATCGTAGTTCCCACCAGCATTTTTAATTGTCTTGGCATACTGAGGATACATAGCCTCTGCTTGCTCTCTTGTAAATAGTCTGGATACTATAACATTTTCAGCGTCATCAAAGTATCTATCTCTTGCATTAGGGTCTACATAAACATCCAGTGGGTCTATATCCTTTATCTTAACTTCTCCTTTGCCGTTATCGGCTACAGAGTCCTGATAAACTTGTATATAACCCACTCCAGCAACATAATAATCATCAACAGCCTGTCTAATAACAGCTCTACCACTGGATACATCATAAACATATGATAGTAATGCAGACATCACATTAGCTACCTTATTGTCGGAATCTTCTCTTGGGGCACATCTGAAGGAAGGTCTATTGGCTGTTAACATAGCCTTAGCGGTTTCTACTGCAGGATGTATCCTATTAACAACTATAGGAGCTTGTCCTCTAGCTTTTAAAGTATCAATCTGTTCATTAGTCCATTGACGACCTAATCGATATTCTTTATCTTCTTTTACGTGTTTAGCCCAAGTTTCTCTCTTGGTATTATACCTGTTAAAGATATCGATGGTCTCATCGACCATTTTATTATTTTTTGCCATATGCGTAATTTACCACTTATTGTGTCATCCAATCAAGGAAATTGTCTCTAATACCGACTTTATCGTCTTTATCAGGCATTTCTAACAGTCTACAAGGCTTAGCTCCGTCTAAAGCAGTCCATATAGCATCCATAATATCATCATGTCTGCCTCTTGGATATGATAAAAACTCTTGTTGTGCTGAAATATCCTCTGGTCTTAAATAGAATTGACCTTTAGCAAACATTGGCACAAGTGATAACAATCTTTCACTTTTTCTTGTTCTTGGTTTTACCCCAGCTTCTAATCCTGGGATATATATATTTTCTTCTTTCATTATCTCTCTAGTAGCCGTCCTAAGAGCTTCTTGGTACCCAGTAGTTTCTATTTTAACTCTACGAGGTTTAAATTTCTTGTAAGTGTCTACTATCTTTTGTGGTTGCTTTGCAGGGCTTATCCTATCCCTAAAAATATCCACAAGGTATTTATTACCTTTTGCATCAATACCGACAGTAGCCACAACAAAGAAATCAGCTGTGGCGGAGAGAGAGCTAGCAGGGTCAACCCCTGTATAGCATTCAATTGGTATTTTATCAACTTTATCTCCTATTTCTCTATATAAACAATTCTGACCACCTATTCTTTTAAAATCATAATGATGCATTTTAATCCAATGAGGTTTAAAAGGAGCTGTATCTGGAGATTGTGCTATGTTCATATATTCTTGATAGAAACCATTAGCATTTCCTACAGATTCGTATTCTTCTTTAATACTTAAAATTCTTTTCTTAGGGAATCTTTCAGGCCAAATACTCTTTTCATTATCATCCCAAATAGAATACCATAAAACATTCCACGAACTAGACTCTTTAACCCAATATAAGAAACAATCTTCTGATATAACTGTGCCTATCATACATATCCTACCTTCATCAGATAGAGATGGTATTACAGCTTCAGTCATCCACTTTCTATTTTTAGCTCTAGCTTCCAATGTAAACGCATTTAACTCAGATTCAAAGTCATCTACTATAATTAAATTAGGACGAGTATCACCTTCTATGAAACCCCTAACTCTCTGCCCAGTACCTACCGCTACTATACGAGTTCCATTAGCAAGTACCACATCAGTATTAGTCCATCTTCTAGCTGTATTCGGACCCAAGTCGCCAAATAACTCTCTGAAATTGGCTGAATTAAAGAGATGATGTTTAATACGGCTCAAAAAGTTAATTGACTGAGCTTGGGATTCCGAAATAATAACTATAAATAAATCTTCATCTGATTTCTTAAAAGCTGTTCTCCATAGAGGGTAAACAAGAGAAGTGGTTGTACTTTTAGCTGTACCCCTAGGAGCTGCTATAGCAACTCTTTGTATCTCATCATCTCTTAGAGCTCTATATATATCATTATGAAAATAAGGTGTTTCTTTCTTTAAAGCAGTTGGAAAACAATATTTACCAAACAAACCTATACTATTGTATAGTTTCTTTAAGGCTTGTTGCTTTTCGTATTTATCTTCATAATCCATTAGAATAATCCAAATTCGTTAAATGTCTTACCTGGAAGCATGTCAAACAAACCTCCCATAGATGTTGTTCCTGACTTCTGTCTTTGTCTCATTATAGCCTTTATAAGATTATCGTGAAATGTGAGTATCTCTTGATAATTTTGAGGATTTGGTTGTCCCATACCTATATAACCTAACGGTTTTGCAACGAAATCTCCTTCTCTACCTGGCTTAGGAAATAATCTAGCATCAAACCTAGATTTTCTTAAACCCTGTCCTCTACCAAATTGAGGCAATCTACCGTGAGCCATCTTCCTATAAAATACATCTCCACCTACAGCTTCATCTATATCAAATGTAGTCTTGTTAGGAGTGGACCTTCTGCCAATATTAAAGTATCGCAGACCTGCTGGCGTATCATAAACTTTAAATAAGTCATCTTTACCTGCTCTGCTTTTAGCATATTCCCTTAAAGCTCTTAAAGCATCATCCTTAGTTTGATGCGTTATTTGAGAGTCTACATGAGAAAACATCTTTTTACCGTCTTTTATGAAAGACTTAGGTAAATCAACATCAATCATAGGAGTTTGTCTGAAAGAAGCAAAGTAACTTTGTGTAGCTTTATCAGTATTAGGCATCCAATACGCACCTCTCCTTAAGGCTACATCTGGAGTTACATTCTTAACTTCCTCCAAATTACCTCCTAGCATATTCCAAAACTTCTTTTTAGAGAATACGCCTTTCTTCGTAAAGAATTCTGGAGTAATATTAGTAATACGAGAAGCAGTTTCATATGCTTGTGGAAACTGCTTATTTATTAATTGCTGACTAAGAGTCCTCCCAAGACCCACAGTCTCCTTCTTCATCATCGCCCGTACTGCTAATTTCCTCAGAACTTGTATTGTTATCTGCGGTAATGCCATCTTTTTCCTCTACAGTAGTCCTTTCAAGCTTAATCTTCTTTTCTTCATGCTCCCTTAATTCATCTATCATAGATATATTGCTAGAAGCTTCAATTCTTTCAGTTGTTTTAATAACACTTTTGTCTTTCATTCCATGCATATCCTGTAGATTGTCTACAGCTCTCATAAGATTAGTAACATCTTTTTTATCTTTAGCAATAGAGATAGTATCTTCTAATAATTGCAAAGTATACTTTTCCGTTAAACCTCTATCATGTAATAATTGCTCTAATTCTTCTTTAACCATATTTTTAAAGTTCTCCGTTTTTGTTACTCTTCTCCATCTTTTACGCTCATCCCAAGAAACACTACCAAAAGCCATGTCTATAGCTAAGTCTGGATTCATAGATTGAGCAAATGTCATTGCTAAAGACCTATACTTACCATTCCTACTAGTACTTTTTACTTCTTGATAAGGTCTTCCAGTAAAAGTACCATTAGTAACTCTACCTTTAACCTTTAATTTCTTTGTAGGATACTGTGTATTATAAAAAGTATATCCCCATGGAAACCTTAAATAGATATTATTATAACCTCTATTACCTGGATACTCTTTCTTATTTAATACTTTCGCTACATAATTGTCATCTGATAGAGCATACTCTCCGACAATCGCATCTTTCCAATAGATATAACTAATCTTTTCACTATCAGCCTCATTCTTAGTTCTAATAGTATAAGCAGTAGGTTCCTTATCTCCCTTGTGATGTATGCTAATCGTATACAGGACTAATATCCTTGGTTGATTATATCAACCGAAGTATCCCCTTGTATTAAATCATATATCCTCTGACTTCTATCTCCTACATCTGACCAGTATTGGCTATGCCCTTGAGTAGTATCAGCGGGATTAACCCACTTTAAGTTATTTGCAGCCTGACTATAATCTCCTGTCTTCCAACCTTCTTCAAACCCTTGAAGCATACTAGGAAACTCATTCCTTATTTTAGTAGGACCCATATTGTATGTAAGGTCTATCAAAGCAGATTGCTGATTAGAAGGCATATTTTCCCAAGATTCTGGTGATACTAACCCTTGTGCATCTTTTAAATGATGGTCCCAGTCTACATTAAATAAAGAATCTGCATGCTCTTGGGTTATATAATCACCTACATTAAGACTATCTCCTGGATTTACCAAATGTCCATATCCTACTGTTGGTAATCCCTTAGTATCTTCATATACATCAAGCCTCTTGCCTTCATGATTTTTAATCATTTGCTTAGTTGAGCCCCACTCGTCACCAAATGCAGCATCATTTATAGCTTGTCTATTATCCCCTTCTTGTAACTCAAAAGGTTTCATAAGAAAATTTGAAATTACTTGAAATGGATTCTTTTCATTCATGTCCATTATAATTACTCCTATACTAAGAACCAGTATAATTGCCGAGCTTATTAAAACTCCACTCAGTAAGCGCACTTCCTAGTCCTAATGTTCTATTAGCATATGTAAATCTATCTTCCAAGGGAGGATACCATGCTAACCGTGATTTAATAAAATTATTCTTTACATCAGTAGGACCATCTCCATTAGTCCTATACAAGCTTTCTGCAGATATATTGCATACTTGAAGCTCGTCTTTATATGTAGTTCTACCAATACATCCAGGTCCTTGCTGAAAGATTTGTTTAAATTGAGATTCAGTCAACCTATCATCACTTACCCACATTGTAAAATTGTTCCATTCACTCTCTCTTAATGTAGTATATGTATTTAAACTAGCTCCTTCATTCGAATTGCTATCAAAATGCACATCTCCTGCTAAAGATAAACCAACTTCATTCTCAGTAGGTGATATTTGATTATCTCCTAAAGTGGCGTAACCTGGAAACTGAGCCTCTGTTACACCGAGACCAGAACTATAAGCCATTAAGGTATAATCAGCATCATTCCCATTAGAAGGGTTAGACCTTACTTGCCCTATATCAAAGTTAGTATTACTATTACTAGGGTCTTTAAATTGAACTTGTACAAAGTTTAAAGTCCATTCATCATCTGGTGTTTCCCAATGAGTAGGAAGTGCATGAGCCATACTACTAGTATGATTAAAGTTTGTAACCTTAACTCCTAATTTAGGAGGGTCATTATTAGCAGCCAAGCTGAATCCCATAGAAACTACAGGTTCTCCAGTTCCCCCAGACAACAATCCACCATTTAAATTTACCAAAACCTGGAATTGGTCCTCTGCAAACGAAGGGCCTCCTGGTTCGTCATATATCTCACTTGCACCATGAAACC